ATAACGATCCAACGACCGGTCTCCCGGATATTCTGTTCGTCGAGGGCCTGACCAAGCCGAAGCATCATATCCAGAATGTCGACCTGACCGCCGGTCGGGTTGGCAGCCACCAGCGCCAGTGGGGTACCAGTGACGCCGAGGTTGATCGCCGAAGTGATCTTGCCCGCCGTCAAGCCACGGTTCTTGGCGTCAGCCTGACCGAGGATATTGAGGAGCACGTCCTGATCGATGACGATCTTCAACTGCTCGCCGGCGTCGTCGGACCACATCGACATCAGGTTCAGATCGCTCTGAATTTCCATGACGTCGTCAAGGATCAGGTTGAAGTATTTGCCCTTGTCGATGAGCAACTGAACTTCGTTACCGGTCGGGCGCTCAAGTTCGAGCGAACCGTCAGCCTTGTAGTCCTTGATGGTGATCGTCGGCTTGGTGCGGATATGCACCTTGTCGCCGGCATTGGCGATCTCGCCCTGATAGTCAGTGTTCGAGATAGCGGCCAGAACGGTGGACGCGTAGAACTTCTCGATCAGTTTGCCTGACCAGATTTCAGGGATGAAGAACGTGCCCGAGAGGTTGTTACCACTCGAACCAGCCGGATAGATCGGAGGGGTAGTTAGCCCCGTAGCTACAGGAAACGCCATGGCGTTTAGCCCCTTTGTTGAGAAGGATTACGTTACGATCCTGCCCTCTCGCTGTGCATCCCAAATCATATTTTCAATTCGGGTTTTTTCGTCATCGCGACCCTTATAGAGGCCACGATTAACGTCACGGTAGAAAGCAGAAATTTCAGATGCGCGGATTTGTGGCTTCTCAGCGGGGGGCGGTGATCCGCCGGCCGGAGTTCTAGCTCTGCCCGGTGCCGCAAGGTTTGCCAGCGGGGTCTTCGATGGTGCCGGCGGCTCGGAGGCGGCGGGCGTCGAAGGCGTCGGCTGGTTGCCAGACGGGAGCAAGGCAGCCTCCTCAGAAAGGAAGCCCTTGAAGAATGCGATCACTTGCGGCGTCTTTCGAGCATCCCAAGCTTTTCGCAACTCGTCGTGACGTTTAACACCGGTGTAGACGTTTGGCAACTGCAGCCAAGCGAAAAAATTATCCTGCAGATTAATCTGCTCCCAATCAGGGACAGCCGCCCGCAAATCGTCTTCCATTTTCTTGAGAGACTGATCTGCGACAGTAGCCTGCACAGTCTGTACTGTGCTGCCCACCTGCTGCTTAAGTGAGGCGATCTGGTTTCGCGCGTCTTCAAGCTCGGCGGTGGTTGACTGCTTCACGATGCGTGTCACCACGTCGATGAACTCCGGACCGTAAGCTTCAACTTCTTCCGCTGTGACAAGGCTCGCGACAGGCTTCGGCGTCGTCACAGGCTCCGGCTGTGTCTGGCGGGCCGATGACAACGTCTCGATCAAATTGGTGAGGTTCGTAATTTGGTCTTGGAGACTGGCGTTAATTCGGACCTGCGCCGCGTACCTGCCCTCTGCGGAGCGGGCTTTTTGCTCCCATGTTTGTTCATCCGGGTTACCCTGCGGGGTAACGGGAGCGGGAGCGGGAGGGGTCTCGCCAGATACAGGCGTCTGTGAAGGAGGCGCGTCGCTAACCGTTACAGTGGTCACCTGCGGCGTCGCGGCGGGCGGTACAATCTTGATAAGGTCATCCCCAGCGGGGGCCGGATCAGGAGCCTTGGCGGGGGTGGGAGAGGCGGCGGCGAGAGCCGCATCGGCCTTGGCGGCGGCGGCGGCCACGGCGGCCGGAATTTTCACGTGTGGGTCAACAGGGGCTTGGGCGTTAACTGGCTTCATAGTCATCTCCTTGACGGCGTCGGCTCAATGAGCGGAGGCGGTCGGTTAGAAAAAAGGACCGGCAGGTTATCCGCCGGCCCTCAGTTTACTTCACATCTTCCGGGAGGAAGTTCTTAGTCGACGCGGTAAAGCGAGACCGCCTCGGCACCTGACGTGGCATTGGTGACGACGCCACGGAAAGTGGCGCTGGTGTTCGTCGCCGCCGTTGCGAGGCCGACCACGGTAACCCCCGTGCCGCCGGCCATCGTGGCGGTACCAGAGTTGGCGTTGACGATACTCACGACAAACGAAGTGCCCACCTGCGGATTATCGAGCGCGGCGACAATCTGCGCGGCGGTCGGGCTGGTAATGGTGCAGGTAGTGCCGCCGCTCAGGCTGTAGATGCCGTTGGTGACAAATGCCGCCGCTGCGGCGGTCAACGTGGTCGCCGCCGAAGTAACGACAGTTGCAAGCGCCTGTGCGAGCTTCGCGAGATAGTTCAGTGCTTCTTCGGTATTTTTAACGGCTGCGGGAAAATAAGCCATGGTAACTCCTATGGGGTTTTGGATTTGGACTTAGCTTCGACTTTCGCCGACGCATCGCGGAAGAGGTTGGTCAGCGTCTGCGTTTGCTGTGCCCTACCCTGCGCCCTTTGAAGTTCAGCGGTCTGCGCCATAACACATTCGCGCATTTTCGCCTCGTTGTAAACTGTCAGCGCCTTGATGAAGCCGTCATAGGCTTGTGGAGAGGACCGCTGCAACAGCGCTGCCGCTCGTTCAAGGTCAGCTTCGGCGGTGTTCGTATTACTCACCGGCGGGGTCCTTACCAAGGATATTGGGGCCGGTCTGTGCTATACCCGGCGCAGCCTTGGCGTAGTTACCAAGCGCCCGCTGTGAAGGATCGCCCTTTGTAATTTCGTTCAAAACGTGCCGACCGGGCAGCACGTGGCGGCGCGCACCCTTGGTCGCATACTGGACGTGGTTGTCCCTAACGTCGCCGATGTAACCCATCAGTCTTCCCCCGATAGACCAGTCTGGCCAAAATTCGATACGCCAAACTGTGTAAAGTCGTCTGCGGCGGACGGCTTCTTGTAGTCGCGTTTACCCAGCGGGGTAACTTTGGACGAAGACCGTGAAGCCCCGCCGAGCTTGGCAGTGCTCGGGTTGGAGGACTTGAACGAGGAGGTCGATTTCGACTTCACGGTCTTCGCCATATCACTTGTCCTTCTTGAACCGACCAAAAGCCGGTTTGCCGGGAGCGCCGCGCTTCATGCCCGGCTTTTCGGCCGGCTTCTTCGGGGCGTCCTTGCCTTTGCCAAAAGGCGCGGCTTTGGGGGCCTTAGCCCCCTTCGGCGCTGCTTTCTTCGCCATTACGCCGGATATCCGGTGCCGCCCTTGGCGGTCTTCACCGAGCCCTGCTTACCGACCTTGCCGGTCGGTCCGCCCTTGGCAAACTTACCGCCGCCGTTGGTGTCGGCCTTACCGCTGATGCCGGGCTTCTTGGTGCCAACGTGCTGCCGGCCGAACATGTGTCCGGAGCCGCCCTTCGCGCCGCCGCCGGGCATTGGCTTCTTTGTAGTCGACTTACTCTTGGCCATGTGGCTTCCTTTCGTGCCGTAATTCTGCGGCGGGTTATACGCCGCATTTCCGTTCATGTTGCCCATAGTTCACTCCTCGTTATCAATCAAGCGCCCTGCGAGAGATTGGTTCGCGGCCCCATGTCCTTCGTCGCGCCGGTCTTGTTCTGGTTACCCTGCGCCTGAGCGCCTTGTTCAGCCTGCATCGCGGCTTGCTGCGCCGCTTGCTGCTGCATGGCGTCAAGCTGATCCTCGCTCGGGACAATGTTCTCACCATCCATGCCGATGGTATCGGCCACGGTTCGCAGGACACTGGCGCGGCCTTTGGGCCCGATGATCGAGTTGTCGATTGGGTTCGCAGTGATCTGCAGGAATTCAAGCTGGCGGCTTCGCTGCGTCTCGCGCTGGATCGCCACAGTCACGCCCATGATCTTGATCGTCTCGTCGCCCGACAGCAGCCCGCTATCGTCGGTCAGCATCAGCATGTCGTAAAGTGACGACAGGAGCGGATCAAAAATATCACGGTCGATATTCGCCGCGACCGTCTGCAAAATCTTCGATGCGTTACCCATGAGCATCGCCAAGCCGGATGCCGTGCGCCCCGCGCCGCCGGCCGACTGGCCAGACAGGTATCGTGGGATCGCGCTGAGATCATCGGCGAGGTCGTTGAACTTCTGGTAGACCGCCAGCAATTCGTTCGCGTTCGAGGCTGGCTGGAAGAAGCTGACAGGCACCTGTGTATTGTTGCCGAGCGGGTCGTTCTTCACATGCCAACGCTTCCACGCGTACAGGTCTTCGCCGTCTTCGCCGTCGGACAACCGATCATCGTTAACGACAACCTGCGGACCGGAAGCGATAGAGAGGTTATTCACCAGCGCGCGCAATGTCGCGTTTGCCACGTCAGCGACGTCTGTGAGGATATCCGGAAGGCCGTTACCCACCGGCGTGCCGGGGACCTTCTCGAAGCTCGTGATGAAGTACGGATGCCGCTTGCGCGGGCTCGGCGTCATCTGGACCTTGATGATATGCGTGCCGATAAGCCACGCCTGTACCATGTAGTCGCGCAGTGGGTCAGGGATCAAATCCGGGTCCATGCCTTGCTGCAGTAGTTGCAGGCCCTGCACGTTCCCATTGAATTCGAGGCACGTAATCAACCCGCTCCGATTATACATCGGGTTTTCGCGGTTCTCTTGGTCGGCGCGCTCGGCGTCGGTCTGGTCCCAATTATCATTAAGGCCGCCGTTGCCGTACTCTAAGAGCACAGCTTTGACCTCGTCCTTATTGTAGCCGGGGAGGTCAAGAAGATCGTTCAGGTCGGCGCGGGTGAGACGCTGCTTTTCGATGACCGACGCATCTTCGATGTCGGCGACCCCCGGCGTAAACCAAATGTCGAATGGCGACACACGTTGCCAGAAAAGCCGGGGTTTATTGGTCGAGAGGGCTGTGCCGTTTTTCCATTCGACGGACGGCACCACACGAACGATTGGGCCCTTAATACAAGCAAAAGGAAATAGTGGCAGATCAACAAGAAACTCGGCGAGGGCTTTGTAAAAGCCTCCTTCCACCAAATACTCATCGATTTTATCCTCCGCGATTTTCGCCTGAATTGATGCTTTCTTTTTTGCCGCCTGCCGCGCGGCCCCCATCAATTGGTTTACGCGGTCGCGGATTGTCGCCGGGTCAACCGGAGCGCCGGCCGCCGCATTGGTCTGAACTTCCGTCTCGACCAGCTTCATAT